CCCGCTAATAGCTAGTTGTAATTCGTGGTCTGTCATACGGCGGTTAGAGCTTCTCTGCCTTTTGCCCGGTGTAGGTTTCCCACCGCTTTATGATTACGTCGCAGTTTTTCTCGTCCAGTTCCATGCAGAATGCTGTCCGTCCGAGCTGCTCTGCTGCCATCAGGGTGGACCCGCTCCCGGCGAAAAAGTCACCGACCATCCATCCGGGGCGGCTGGAGTTGTTCATCAACCGTCCGATCAGAGGTACAGGCTTCATTGTTGGGTGCATATCGTTTCGGGTCGGTTTCGGCTCAAAGTGAACCGTGGTCTGATCCTTGTATTCCCGGAGCATCTGGTCGATGAAGGCCAGAAGTTCCTGCTTCTTCATTGACTGGAAGTCGGGCGGGTCGTCCAGAAGAACGGTGTCCTGTGTGCGGTCATTGATGAAGTAATGGCCCGCTCCCTCTTTCCAGCCGTAGAGAATCGGTTCGTGCCGCCACTGGTAATCTTGGCGACCGAGGACAAACGCATTTTTCTCCCATATCAGGCACTGGGCCAGTTTCAGCCCGGCATCCGAATAGGCTTGCCGGAACTGAAGCCCGGTGCTCTCGGCGTGGAAAACATAAATCGCTGCGCCTGTGCGCATGGCATCGTTCATGGCCTGAAATGCTGCCAGCAGAAAACTGTAAAAGCTGGCCGCATCCATGTGGTCGTTCTCGATGACGCTGTTCGTGCGGCTGTCGGTCTGGTCGAGGTAGTCGTTCAGAAAACCAACTTTTGCGCCGTAGTCCACGTTGTAGGGCGGGTCTGTGATTACGAGGTCGAGCTTGTTCCCGGCCATGAGAATTTCCGCATCGTCCAGAGACGTGGCGTCGCCGCACATCAGGCGGTGGCGTCCCAACTTCCAAATGTCGCCCCGGTGTGTGACCGGGGTTTCGATTTCTTCCTTGGCTGCATCAGGGTCGAAGTCGTCATCATGGGCTTCCTCCGGCACATCCAACTGCTGGATCAAATCTTCGAGGTCGTCCTGATGAAAGCCGGTCACGGAGAAGTCGTAGCCGTTGAGGTCAAGATCTGACAGGAGGTCTTTCAAAATCTGAAGATCCCACTTGCCGGTGATCTTGTTCAGGGCCACGTTGATCATCTTTTCCTTGGCCTTGTCCCGGATGTCCAGAACGACGACCTCGGCTTCTTCGATGCCCATGTCCATCATCACGGTACGCCGCTGGTGGCCTTTGATGATGGTGCCATCGTAATTTATGACGATGGGGTCAGCGTAGCCCAGCCCCTGAATACTGGCCTTTATGTCCTGATACTCCGGGTCCTCCGGGGTCAGGGCTTTTCTGGGGTTGTAGGCGGCGGGAATGAGGTCGGCCAGTCGCCGCCTCTCCATCCGCATGGGGTTGGTCTGCTGCATGGTGTTCACCTCCTATGTGGGGTCTGAATGGGGTTTGCGTAACGAAATGCTAAAATTTTTTTAGTTTTTAGGCGAAAAACCTTCGGGCCTTCCTCGCCCCGCACTTTTCTCCGGGCGGGGTAGTACCTACGCCGTGGCCGGGGATGGGGTAGCCCCTCTCTCCAACACAAAGGCGCACCGAGCGTGGTTGCGGGGTGCGCCTTTGCCCGTGAAAAGGTATAAAGGAGAGAACACAACACGATGCATACTCGTGATGGGCTTGGGCGGGCTGGCCCTTGTCCATGCGACCATTGTATTGACTTCTGGGGTCTCTTTGGGTATCTTCTTTCGCTGCCCTGCGGCTGCCCCGCCTCGACCCCGCTGCGCCCCTGCGCTACTTTGTGCTGTGGGGCTGTGCTACTGGGTGTCCACGGTTCCGAGCGACCTTTCTCCCACGCCACACAGGGGCGGTTTTTACCGCTGGTAAAAACAGGGCTAGACAGGGGGTGCTTTGTTTCCGGGCGTATGGTTTTGTGCTTTTTTAAAGCCCTGAACACGGCGCAAAATTTCCGGGCGACAGCCGGGGCATGGAATCCGGGGTGTGCGAGGGGTGAGCCTAAAATACAAAATGGGAAAAGAAAAAGCCGGGGCATAGCCGGGAGCCTTGGCTGGGATTTCTCTGTGCGGGAATTCCCAGTGTGCTGCCCCGGAACTATGCCCCGGTCTTTGTTTTTTAGTGGCCGTCCTTTTCTATGCGCTCGACCCTCGCCCTGAACTCGGCCAGCGTGGTGCGCACCTTTTTGTAGGTGTATAGCCATTCTAGCCCTGTGCTGTACCGCCTGAAGCACGGCGCCCTTGACAGGTGGATGGTGCGCATGATCTCGTTCCACGGCTTGCAGTCGATGTGGCGCATTTCCATGATCTCCCGCTCTACGGAATCCTGCGGGAGGAATTCGAGGACTTCCATAATGTCCAGAATGGCCGTCGCTTCGATCTCCGACTGCTGGGCGATTCTGTCCTCAATTTCGGCCATCTTGATGGCGAGGGATGTGTTCCGACCGTTCTTCCCAGCCGGGTCCAGCTCCGTCCGAATGTCTGCCAGCCTTTCCCGCAGGATCTTCTGCCGTTCCTTTGCCCGGTAGTATTGACTCAGGTATCGCTTGAGGAAGATGCGCTCATCCTCGCTCATCTGAGACGGTTGTTTCTGCATGGGAGGCATCCTCCTTTTTGGCAGTGTGCGGAATGAGGGCGTAGATTTTGCCGCCTCTGAACACCAGCTTATAGACCGCCTTGTCCTTATTGTCCCAGTCGTAGATCGGGAATCCTCGCTCCGAAAGAACGCCGATCATCATGTTGATGGTCGTGACGAGGGCTGGAACCGGGAGGGTGCGCATCCCGGCCAGTGCATCCTCTGCCGTGCGCTGCTTGGCTTTTGATTTGATGCTGAAGGGCTTCGGCTTGAATGGGATAGTGTTGCGCTGCTTCTTCATACTAGAACGCTCTCTTTCATAAATCGGCCAATGCGCCGGAGAATGATTCTGTACCACTTCTTCCGGGTTCTGGCCCGCTTGTGGTACATAAGGCTGATCTGGCGGTCTGTGGCCAGATTGAAATAAAAGGCCATGTTGCTGGCATAGGAGCGGACAATCTTCCACGAGATTTCCTTGATCAATTCGCTGATGCGTCTGAAGAAGTCCACCATCCTCTGCACAGCGCATTGTGCTGCATTCCACAGGGTGTCAATGTTCGCCAATTCCATTTTTGATGACCTCCAGTGCTTCGTCCGGGAGACACGCAAAATCTGCAACGCCCCCGGCCTTTCTAATTTTTAAGATGGTTGCGACCTGATTCGGTGACGGCTTCCCCACAAAAGGCCGCTTTGCCTCGATGCCGTAATACCTGCCATCAATGATGGTCAGAATATCCGGGAACCCTTTTTCGCTGTACACGCCAGCTGAAATTTTCCGAACGAATGCGTCAGGGTATTCCGCTTTGATGACCTGCATGATCCTGGTCTGATACCACTGCTCCAGCGGGATCTGGTCTCGGAGAATGTTGTCCACTTTTTCTGCGGTCAACTGGAGGCCGAGTCTTTCGGCTGCCAGATGCCGCACATCTGTCGGGGTTCTGGCCCCGCTGTGGTACCATTCATGCAGAAGGTTCCGGGTAATGGTAATGTTCATGTGTTCAGGTCCTCCAGTTTGTGTGAAAGGTAGATGATCTGTTTGAGAATTGCATGGGTGCAATCCGAGACTTCGTCCATGTCATTCTGCTTTTGCTTTGTCCAGTTGGGGTAGCTTTCTGCAGCAGCCTCCCGGTAAACCTCCGAGATAATGTTATAGGCGACCTCCAGCTTTGCATCCCGCATGAGCGCAGCCTTTTCCTTTTCTCTGGCCCTTGCCCTGCACTCGATTTCTTCGATCAGCATGGTGCGGCCTCCATGAACACAGGTTCGTCGCTATCGCTGGGCAGAGCCGGGTTGTCGGCGTACTGACCTGCGCTGTCGCTGGAATTCTCGGCACCGAGTTCCTGCCACTCGAAGCCCTTTTTGTTGCCGTCCTTGTCCTCCATGAAATTCGAGGCCATCATGTCGGCGGTGTGGAGTGCCCAGACGATGGGGTATTTCTGAATCGCCGCGGCGAGGCTCATGGTGTCGGTGTGCTGATCAGTGAAGCCCATGTGCCACCAGATGGCGTACATTTCCTCCGAGGTGAGCTTGATGTAATTCTTGATCAGCATGGCACTCTTGGGGCCGTGGCCGAGGGGCATCAAATCGTTGACCGTGTAGAACGGCACCTTTTCCCATTTCCCGGTCTTTTCGTTCTTGACGTTCCGGGTGCTGGTGCTGTAGAAGTAGGTCTTGCAGATGTCGTGGAGCAGGGCGATGAGGATGACGCTCTCATCCTTGATCTGTGCGACCGAGGTTCCGGCTACCGTGTAGAACCACTCTTTCGTGCCGTCCTCATTGGTCTGTTCTTCCTGAAGCAGACCCCGGAGGGCATCCAACACATTGAGGCTGTGCTGCAGGAGGCCGCTCTCGCAGGAGAGGTGGAACTTCGTACTTGCGGGTGCTGTGTAGAAGTCGCTCTTGCGGATGTAGTCCATCAACTTGTCGATGCCGGGCCGCTTGACCTTGGCCATCTCCGATTCAAACCGGGCGATCAATTCTTCCTTGTCCATATCTTGTCTCCTTTGATGTGAGGGGGAAAGGCTGCGCCTTGGTACTCTCCTTTGGAGTCCATCCAGTAGCCTCCCTCGTTGGTGAATGAATCCGAATCGTTTCCCGGCTGGCCGTTCTGCCAGAAGAATCCTGTGATGTGGTTCCTGATCCAGCGGTGGCCGTCCGGGTAAACGTGCCAGAAGTTGTATTTTTGCCAGTAGGGTTCGTAGGCTTCCTCGGTGCGGTGGTAAAGCTGCCAGACGATGTCGAGGAACTTGTCATAGTCGAGGTCATCGATCAGGGCCTTTCGGTACTGGTCCATGAGGGCACCCGGCTGACTTTCCTCGGCGAGGACGGCGGCGATCTGCTGCGATAGCTGCCGATTCCCGGCGATGTCCTTTGGGTGCATCGGGAACGGCATCCTCTCCCGGAGCCGGGCGGCGAACCAGTCAGCAAGGTCGGCCATTTCTTTGGTCAGCTTCTGGTAGGCTTTGCCGTACTTCGTCTGGAGGACTTCCAGCGGCACCTGTTCACGGTTGGTCTTGAGCTTCCTGAAGGTATCGTTGAACCGGGCCATCATTTCCCGGTCGTCGTCCGAGGCGGGCATCTGCATCACTCCATGTATTTTTTGGCCTTGGGGTTCCATTTGAGAGTGGTTTCCTTGCCGCAATCGCCGCAGGGATAGCTGAAATCTGCATCCTCGATGTTTGTCCGTCCGTAAGTGTGCCGACCGCAGCTGCAGTCATATTCAAACAGTGCGGTGTTTTCCAGCGAGAATTTTGCACCGCATTCTTTGCAGGTCCACTCGGTACGGTAGTCCTTTGTGAAAGCGACGAACTCATCGCCGCACTTCGGGCATCTCAGTCTCATCAAGCCTTTTGCTCCTTCGGGTTTCGCTGCCTTTTTGGGAGTTTCGGTGGGTGCAAGTTTGAAGAATGCGAGATCCGGGCGGTAGCAGACGGCATCGAGTGCATCATCGTGCAAGGGGAGGCTTTCCTCCGGCTCGTCGGGCGCAGCTTCAGGCGGTCCCGGCTCAGCAGGTTCTTCCGGCTCCTGCTGCTTAGCCTTTTCGGTCTGCTCCTGAATGACTGTCTGAAGCGCAGCGGCATTCTGTTCCGCGTTGCTCGGCTTCCTGATCAGATTGCTCTGCATGGCGAACTCCGCGATGTAGGCGTTCATCTGATCGGCGATGAGGTCCTTTGCCCGGAGCAGCTGCTGGGCGTTCTGACAGGTGATCGTCATGTCCAGCCGGTCCTCGTACCCATCGTTGATCACCAGATGTGCGCTATAACTGTAATCATGCATTTTCTCAATCCTCCCAATTTAATGCTTGGCCGCACTTGCAGCAATACACGCGCTTGCGCAGGGCCGGTCTATAAACGACTTCGTGGCAAAGCGGGCAATTTCCGAATTGTGAGTTTTCCCACAAATTCACCTTTGCCGGGATCTGCTTCTTGAGCGCATCCATGCCTATCCAACAGGCTTCTTTTACGGTTTCGATGCTGTAGTTCTCCAGATGCTCCGGGTCGAGGATCTCGGTGGCCCGCTCGTAGGTCATTTCCATTTGCAATGCCTCCTGTCTGGCCTGTTACACCTAATTCTGAAAAACAGGTGTAACGGCGTTTTCCTTGTGGTGGTGCGGTTCTCCCGGCTCTGTTACTCCTGTTACACCTAATTTTGAACACACACCGTATTTCTAAGAATTTTGCAATTTTGCATGAAAATCTTGCAAAATGCAAAAATGTGCAAAAACATATTGTATTTTAGTTTTAGGTGTAATAGGTGTAACAATCTATTAAAAAGCCGCTTGGCTGCTTGCTTTTCCGTGTTACACCTAATGTTACACCTAGCGTTACACCTGATTTTAGGTGTAACGGTTTAGACCGGGAATGGCAGGTCGTCGAAGTCGTCAACCACCGTGAAGTCGTCTTGCATTGTGGTCTGCGTGGCCGAGGTCTGGAACGGAGCCGCTGCGGGGGGCATAGGTGGTTCTTCTCGGTCCATCTGTTCCTCCAGCGCATCCATCGGGTCCTCGTTCTCGGCCAGCTTGCCGATGAAGAACTCGACAAAGCGGCAGCTGCGATCTCCGAATCTGCGAACCGTGGAGTAGGTGACCTTGCCGCTCTTTTCTGTCCATACGCTGATCAGGTTCTTGTCGGCCAGATATTTCATGGTTTTCCGGGGGCTGTACCCGGCTTTCGTGAGGGCCTGATTCAGCATGGAGGGGAAAATATAGACCGTGTTGCCGCTCTCGTTCATCATGCCGAGGCAGGTGCCGATCACCTGCGTTCCGAAGTATGCCTTGTTCGACATGACCCAGTCCACGATGAACTGCGCCGCGTTTTCGTTCACATCGGTGGAGTTGTTCTCTACCTGTTCCTCCAAAATGCTGGCGGCCATGATCTTGGCCTTTTTCCACGATTCCGGGTGGATGCCCAGTTGCTGCAGAACGTCGGCCTCGTCGGTGGGGTCGCCCTGCTGCTGCGTGTTGAAGAACCAGCTATCGATCATGGCATCGGCCAGCGCAACTGCGGAAATGCCGGAAACGTGGGAGCCGTTTTTGCCGTTGGCCATTGCATGGACGTAGCTTTGCATTAACTCGAAGGCATCACAAATGGTGCGCTCCGGGGTGGCGATGATCCTCTTGACGAAGGCCGGGCCAGCCCAGCCGCAGTCCATCACAGACTGTTGGTGCATCAATCCGGCATCCCGCTCGTTGTCGAACGGCCCGCCGTAAAGTTCCAGCACACGGGTGGAGACACCTGTTTGCGTGGTCTCGGTGCTGAGTGGTTCCTCGCCGGTGGCCAGAGCGACGGTGCGCCATTGCTGGGTGGCCTGAATGCCGCCGCTCTTTGCGCCTCTGATCTTGCCGGTGCCGGATGCGATCATGTAAACGATTTTTTCCAGCCCGGCCTGATTGTTGCCAGCAAGCTGCCGCTCATCAATGCCGAGGGGGAGGTCGCAGTAAAAGGCTGCCGTCCGTTCGAGGCCGACCTGTGTGGCGTTGAAGTTGACCATCAACCGCTCCGGGTCTCCCCATGCGGAGAGGGCCGCTTTCAGGGCTGCGGTCTTGCCACCCTTGGAACCGCCCCAGTTGTACACGAAGAAGATGCGCTGCTTCACGATCCGCAGGAGCGGGGCGGCAAAGCTGGCTGCAAGGATGAACCTGAACTTTTGGCGGCTGCGGTGCGGGGCCATGTGTTCCACCCATTTCTCAAAGGTTCCGTTTTGGCAGTAGGCCGTGGCCATTGCCTTTTGGGATGGGTCGATGTCCAGCGTGATGCCGTCAGCGTGTCCGGGCACAAACCTGTTGCCGGGCTGCCATCCGAATGTGGAGGTGCTGTCCTCTTTGGGGATGATGTCGATATTCTCGGCCTCAAGACTGCCAAGGAAGCGGACTACCTGCTTCGAGTTCTCGCTGGTGATCGTGCAGCCGAGATCTGCAAGGGCGGTGATGCTGCGGCTCTGGAAGATCACAGACCGGGGGTAGATGGCACTCTGCCAGATGCCGTCCCGCTTGAAGGCTACCTCTATTTTTTCTTCCCCGGTTTCGACGCTCTGGAGCCGTTTGGTCAGGATGATCGGGGTGCGGCAGCAGAGGACCGGCTGGAACCTCTTTTCGTCGATCCGGCTGATTCCCTTGTCCGAGTAAATCCAGCCCTCCGGCTGTCGGAGGCTGATCGGTGCGCCGCTGATTGCTTCTGGGATGTCCTCTTTTTTGTAGTCCACAGGTTTTGCGGTTTTCAGGGCATCCCGGATCAGCTTGGCAGCCTGTTCCCGACCATGCTTGATGTAAAGGTCGGAGGGGTCCTTCTCGCCGAGAGCCTTGCAGCTCCACTCGTAGACCTCGCCCTCGTAGCCTCCATCCCGGAGGCCGGTGCAGATCTTGTGGATGAAGGTGTCGCCGCCGCCGTCCGGTTCGTGGTGCAGGTACAGCTTCAGGCCCTGAAGCACCGAGGACTGTTCCGGCTTGAACATTGAAGCCCCCGGCACGCCGATGGCCGGGATGCCCATGTACCACAGGCTCTGCGTGTCGCTCTCACCCTCGACCATGACTGCATACCCGGCGTTTGCAAACTCTGAGACGCGCCATTCACCGTAGAGGCAAATCTTGCCGGAGCTGCCAGTGCGCCAGCGGAAGTCCTTGTGGGCATACCGCTTGCGGTAGGTGGATTCTTCTCCGGCTGCGTTGTAGTATGGAATGTAGAGCCATGCGGTGCCGTTGTTGCGGTCTTTCCGGGTTTCGAGGCGGCAGGTCTTGGCCAGCCACTCTTCCGGGAGGTGCTTTGCAAAGGCATACTCGGCAAGGCTGAAATCTTCGAGGACTGTGGTCTTTTCCTTTTTGGCGGGTTTCGGGGTTTCTGCAGTAACGCCGTATTTCTCCAAAATCTGCTTGTATGCCTCTTTGGTGTCTACGCCATGCAGTTCTGCCCAGAATGACACGAAGTTGCCGCCCCGGCCCTCTGCGAAGCAGTGCCACTTGCCGGTCTTGAGATCTACCGAGAAGCTGTTGTTCCTGTCCTCATGGAAAGGGCACAGACCTGTCAGCTTGTCCCTGGCGAGCTTGTATTTCTGAACCACGGCGGCGTACTCGGCACGGTAATCCACCACCTTATCAAGATTTATCTCTCTTGCCGCCATGCTGCCTCCACCGCCATTCTTTCTTGAATTTCATATCCGTTCCCCTTTATGCCTTAAGGGGAGCCGCCTCGATGCGGTTCCCCCCTGCGGGCATGAAAAATTTATAGGGCTGCTGCCTGATTAAATAAAGGGGAGGTCTTTGTCCTTGTCAGTCACGTCTGTGAACTCCGCATCCGACACCTGCACATCCAGTGCACTTTCGTCTGCCGTCATGGTGTTGCTGGAGGCTGAGGTGCTGTAGTCGTCCATCGTGATGGCGATCTCCTTGTACTTCGCCTTGATCTCCTGCCGCATGGTCTTGGCAGTCTGGGCGACTGCCGGGGGCAGAATGCCCCGCTTGTCGACCACCACGGTGGCGTAGTTGATGCCGTTGGCATTGGTGGCCTTGGCCAACTTGAAGCCGACAATCAGGTTGGTGTAGGGGATGCCCTTGGAAGCCATGATGCGGGTGAGGGCCTTGTTCACTTCCTTGATGCTCGTGGGCGGCACCGTAAGGAGATAGAGGTTCGGGTCGTTGCTGCGCATGAGGTAGATCCGGCGCATATTTTTGCAAGCCTTGCCCTTGCCGCCATTCGGGTCGCTGCCGTACTGGTTGCAGGGGCACTTGTCGCATTCGCAAATCTCGCCGGTCCGAATGTTCAGGCCGGACTTGCCGTCCATGCTGGAGCAGACCGGGATCTTGTCCTCCGGGTTGGTGCTGCTGCCGAAAGCGTTCGGCCAGTAGCCGTTCATGCGGTGCGTGAATACAATCACACCCTCGATGTCCTTGGGGTAGTCCTCATCGCCGTCCTCGTCGCCCTGCACCGTGAAGGCGAGGCTGCCGCCGGAGGGAATCTTGATGGCCCGGCAGTTGATGCCGGATTCATCGTCCAGATCGTCCATCTGATCCTTGAGTTCGGCTGCCAGTTCCGGGTCGAGACCGTCGTAGGCGGTGGTCAGGGCGAAGTTCTCAACGGGGGCCAGTTCGGTGTTCTTTTTTGCGGTTGCCATAGTATGTGTCCTCCTATTTATTCTTCATCATCAGCTTCAACGTCGGCGGGTTCGGCTTCTTCAAAACCATCATTTTCTGCCGCTGCCTGTTCAAGCGGGGTGGGGGTGTCGTCTTTGAGCTCGGTTTCGTAGAGGTCGTTCATGGTGCGCTTCATCTCGGCTGCCATGACAATCGACAGGGAAATCAGCTCGCTGACCCGGTTGTGCAGGGAACTGACCGCCTCGACTGCCGGGTAGTTTGGATTCGCCAAGGTGCTGAGAAGGGTGTCCATGTCGTTCCGAACGGACTTGACCTTTGCGCTGATCCGGGTGAAGTTGTCGGCGGCGATGCCGTATGCCTCGTGGCGGTTGCGTACGGCGGGCGGGTTGTAATCCTTGAGCATATCGTAGGTATCATCGATCACGCTGGCCACCCTGCAGTCCACGTCCTGCTGGAGATTGGTGCGCAGATCCATCTCGGTCTGCTGGTAGTTCTGGTTTGCCATTATTTCTTTCCTCCCTTGGTGGCCCGGCTGCTCTCACGGCGGCGGGTGATGTCGTAGGTGTCGAAGATGCTGATGCACTTGGCGAGGTCCTCGCTCAGGCCATCGTTTTCCTCGATGTATGCCTTGATGGTGGACTGGAGGGTGCGGGTATTCACGCTCTCCACGATGATGTCGCCGAGGCCCTCTTCCCGGAGGGTCTCAAAGAAATTGATGCCCTCGCTGGCCAGCTCCGCTTCGGACTTCTTGTTGTAGATGGTCTTGGGGGTTAGGGTGAACTTGAAGCCGCCGACCGAGATCGAGGGGCAGTCATCGTCGATCATCTGCTGCGAGATGTTCGCTTTGGCTTCCTCGATCAGGGCGTTGTTGGCCTTGACCTCATCGGCCAGTTCTTCCTTGTGCTCCAGAAGGCTCTGGTAATCGCGTACCATGTCTAACAGTGTCATTTGTGTTCTTCCTTTCTGCTCATGTATTCTTTCTGCTCCCGCTCTGCCCGGTCGTCAGCTTCACCGGCTTTCCAGAAGAGAAGGCATCCAAAGGTTCCGATGGCTACGAGGACTGCGATTGTCAGGATTGCTCCAAGCATTGACGACGCACCTCCCATTCTGCGCGGTCATTTGCACACTGGGTGCTGCGGAAAACCAACGGGTCGTTGTCAATGATGACGTTTCGGTCGTCCCAGTATTCGTTTGCTCCGACTTTTCGAGGATCCGTTCCGTAGGCTTTGCGCCACTCCGGGAGGTTCTCGTTGACCGCATCGAACTTCAAGCCCCACTTTGCGCAAGCGGCGACGGCCTTTTCCAGCGACCGCCCCTCTCGGCAGGTCCAGAGAATCAGTTTCGCGCCCTTGCTCTGTTCTTTCAGGGCTTCATAGATTACGTCCCAGTTCGGATCTCCAATGTCGGGGTAGGTGTTCTGGCAGAGGATTCCATCAAAATCCACTGCGATGACATAGGGAAGTTGTGAAGAATCATCCATTGTTCTCATCCTTTCTTTTCTTTTTCGGAGGTGCCCGCTTCCGGGCAGGTGGTTTATCCTCAAGCTGCCCGCCGGGAGATTTTCCCTCGGCGATAGCTTTGAGCAATTTTTGGTAGGCATCGTACACCGCCAGCTGCTGCGCCATGCGCTGATACTGAACCAGCTCTTTCGGGGTGCCGTCTAAAACCAGAGTGCCGTCCACGATGTAGATTTTCAAAAGAACTGCCTCCAGTCATCGACCACCGTTTTAGCGAGATCCTCTTTTTTGCTCAGGGACTTGAGGATGGTGCTGTCCACGGTGTTCTCGGCTACGAGGTGGATGTATGTGCAGGTGTTGCGCTGGCCGATACGGTGGATGCGGGCGAGGCTCTGCGAGTAAGTGGCGTAGTTGAATGTGACGCTGTAGTAGACGCAGGTGTCGGCTGCGGTCAGGGTGATGCCGGTACCCGCCGTGTCGATCTGGCCGACGAGAACCATCGTGGAGGGGTCTTTCTGGAACTGCTGGACGATGTCGCCCCGCTGCTCTTTCGGGATGGCTCCGTAAATGGCCACCGTTTTCATGCCGCTCTTTCCGATGATGTTCTCCGACCTTTTGATGATCTCCAGGACCTCCGGGATGAACCGGGCGAAGATCACCAATTTTTTCTTGCCCTCCAGAACGTAGTCTTGGATAATGTCCGAGAGGGCATCGAGCTTCCCGGTGCTGACCAGCTCCGGCTTGGCTGCATCGTCTGCGACGA